GATGCTGACACAGATCTAGCAAAAGTAAACATGTCAACTCTATCAACTGATACATCCTTATCCCATTTTATAGAGAAATTACCGTAAGGTGATGATGTATCGGCTATACCGAACAAAGTAGCATCACCGCCACCATGCTCAGCTACCCAAAGTGAAACGGTAAAGTCATCATTTGATGTTAATGATGTTAAGTTAGTATGTAAATAATCTGAGGATGAGCTAAATCTTATGGCTGGGCCTGTTGGTGCGCCTGTTATTATTGACGGACTGCCGACTGCTGAAAGTGTGCCGTGATTGCCTGTTGAGTCAGTTAACGCCCCATGTAACACCAACTCATAATCATCCCAAACCGCATTGCGGCCGTAAGCAGCGCTAACGGCTGGTTGTGAAGTTTCAACGGAATCTTCTTCTACATAAATAGTCGCCCCCGTAAAAGCACTGGGTATTTTTACCCAGGCTTGAATTGACGGACTACCACCCACGACAAATTCAACTATCTCACACGCTAAACGAGTTGCTTTTGTGTCGTCAGTGTAAAATCTAGCTGAGCCACCGCCGTTAGCAAGCGACAAAACTCCACCGTCAATCGCATTAGCCGCAAAGCAACCGTTAGTTAGCAGTACAGGAAAATCTGAATGACTCCCTGTAATTGTGGGTAGGGTTATTAACCCTTGACCAAATGCCATTTATTTATCCAATAAATCAGCTGAATAATTTAGCGCATCTTTGCCGTACTTTGTCGCTATTTCGTCAACTGTCATAGCGCCATTTTTTACCGCAATCAAATCGTCAATCTTTTCTTTTATCTCGTAAAAATAAGGTATTTGCTCTTCAAATCCTGCGCCAACATGCTCTAAAAGCCCTGTATCAACATTGCTGTCGGGGTTTTTTCGTGCATAGACTTGATGCCCTATTGCTGCCGACAAATCAGCATTTAATTTAGCTATAGAACCAGCCACTTGCTTACGAGTTTCGCTTGTGTTTTTAGCGAAATTACTTAATTTTAACTGCTGTATTGAGTTCATTTGTCTTACCCTTAATTTTCTGTTGTATAATTTAAGTTTATTAGTAAAGGCCTTTTCCAAAAAGCTTAATAAAAACATACGCCAAGTTTCTGCGAAGTCTGTTAGCGCCATAGTGTTTAGCTACTCGTTTAAATAGGTGGTCGGCCTCGGCTTTGGTTTTAATCGCGTTTTTGTACATGTAGTCGTGAATAACGGCCGCTTCGAATAAGTCGCCGCTTGGGCTTGCAAATGCCCATAAAATTCTTGGCACGCTGGCACCGTCGGTAATAAAGCCTGAGGGTATAAACATAAAAGGTGATTGCCACCCCTCGGTTAACTGCCATTTGTTAGGACCAAGCCTAACGAGTTTTATTTTTGCCATTACGTGATCCTTTTTCGTTTTTTGCCTTCGGGGCAATAACGCACCCAATCAGTGCTTTCTCTGTCAAAACCAATAAAGTTCATGAAGCGCTCTATATCTTTAAAGTCACTATGGCCTAAGTCTTCTATGCCGATCGTTCGTTCAATGGCTGCGCGGCCGTTCGTGATTGTTATTAATGATGTTGCATCCCAAGGCAGGCCGTATTCGTTGGCACGTATTGCGCTGAGTTGCTTAATTTCAAATAGCCATTTTCCAGATTTGAAATAGTGTTTTCCATCCTGTAAAAATAGCTGCATGTATTCACCTTGTTTTAAATACCTGCCCAGCTCGATAGCGTGGCTTTTTTGTTTACAACAATAGGGATAAGTTCGGTGCTGATGTTGCTTATCCAATCGATAATATCTGTCGTGCCATCGCTTAGGCTTTCTACGCTTATGCTGTGCACTTGTGATATTTTTATTTCTTTGTTGTTTAGTAGCTCTGGTGTGCCGTCTGTATTGATGAGCGTTAAATTAAATTTTGCATCTAGTGTGTCAATAGTGCCGTCACCGTCTACATCATTTTGCTGTTTGTCTATATGCACAAGTACTGTATGAGTAACATCAACATTGTTAATAGTATCTAGCGTGCTAAATACTCGCTGAGTTACCTCGTTATTTTGTACAAGTGTAAAGCTTAATGTGCTGGTATCTGTTGCTGTAATTTGCATTGTTAGCCCTGTTTTTATTAGTTACGGTTTTTGTTGGCCGTTATGGGTGATAATTCTATTTTTTGCGTTAACACCGGCAGCGAACGAGCCGTTACCTACGCTGATGTGCATTACGGGTTGTTCACCAATAATTTCTGCGCGTGTTACTTTTTCCCATACGAGTTGGTTGCTATCGCCTTTTAGCGTGGCGAGTTCGTCAACGTTAACGGTTAACTCTTTAGGGGTGATTATTACGTGGTTTTCAAGCTCTAGCGGGGTGCTTTCGCTGATGCGTACAATAGCGCCTGAGCTAGTTTGTATTTCGTAAATCACTTGTTTTTGCTCGATTAAGCGTGATTGTTTAATCTGGCCTTTTACTGCATTTTCACCTTGGAACCACAAATCAATTTCATTATTTGCAAGAGCTTTTTGTGTTTGTAAATCTTTGCCTTGTAAATCTGGGGTTAACCACATGTCGAGTGTTATACAATCGTATACTGGTGGGGTAGTGCTGCCGCCGCCGTTAGCGGGTGTTGTAATGCTTGATACAAAAATACGGTGATTGCCTGCAGCTATGGTTTGTAAATTGGTTGTAGCGTTATACGTTACAGTGCCGCCTGTGTAAGTTGGGTCGTCGTAATACACGTAGTATTTAGTGCTAAAGGCTAATCCTGAGATTGAACCTGCATTAAGCGTTAACAATCCAAAACCATACTGGCGCGTGTGGCTAGCAATGTTTATTTTTGCGGTACTGCCGTTATCTATAGCTGACAGCGGGTTAACATTTAATGCAGTACCAGCTCCGGCTGATACTAAGTTGGGCATGAACTGTTGGTCTTGCACGCGGTATAGTCTGTAGCCGCTGTAGTATGCTTGTCCTGTGGTATTATAGTTCATCAATAAACGTACACGCACATAACAAACCTCTTGGCCGTCTGAGCCGTTATACGGTGTATGGGTCTCAGGCAAGGTATGTGAATACACGTATTTTGTCCACGTATTTGAGACTACTGTGTTGATTAAACCCCCATAAACCGTACCGTTGTTGCTACCAAGTGGTTTTTTATTGCGGTCGAAACGTTCAATACCCATGTATGCTTTAGCTGTATTGCCCGTTTGTTTGGCCCACATTTCCCAATGTAGAGTTTCGCCTTTTTTAACCGGGATAAAATCACTTAAAGAGTCATAATTTAGCATTGTTGTTCGTGAGAAGCCTATGGCAAAAGGCGAACCAGCAGGCATTACATCGGGCGCTATACCGTTAATATTGAATAGCGTTTGGTTAGATTGAGTAAATTCGCTGTATTGCTGTGCGGCTAATTGTGCGGCATCAGCCTTAGCTTGAGCATCAGCAATGGCGCGTGCTTCTTCTGCTGTTACTATATTGTCGGCATAGGCTTCTGCAGTTACGCGTGCTAGCTCTGCATCGGCTTTAGCGGCTATATCAGCAGCTAAAATGGCTTCGGCTTTAGCAGCATCTGCACGAGCTTGCGCGTCGATTTCAGCAGCAGCTATAGCTGCAGATTGTGCGGCATCAGCCTTAGCTTGAGCATCAGCAATGGCACGGGCTTCTTCTGCTGTTACTATGTTGTCGGCGTAAGCTTCTGCAGTTACGCGTGCTAGTTCTGCATCGGCTTTAGCGGCGGCATCGGCAGCTGCTATGGCTACATCGGCGGCTGCATCAGCTTTGCTTTGCGCTTCTGTGGCATTAATTAATGAAATACCAGCAGCGTCGCGCAAGGTACTAACATTGACAGGGGTTATTGAGTTTTTTATCTCAGCGTTTAATGTGCCATTAGTGGTGCTGTCATACGCAATAAATTTGAATTGATCAGTTGGTGAGTAATTCCCCGCAGGTGACGTTGACGACAATGTTCTTTGCCCCCAAAACTCCCACCGGGCATCTTGTACGTTATTGCCTGACTTTAGTGCTAGCCACTCTAATCCGTTATAAACAACTTTTACTACCTGCCAATTCCACGATACATCAGATTTAGAGAGTGCTGTATATGTGGTGTTGTAAGCTGTCTTTGCTGCTATATCTATACGCTCAGACCTGTTGGTTCCTGACGCACCGCCCCTTCGAAATGTTAACGTACCAAAAACCTCAGACTCTCCCCAACCGGTAGCACCATTTGCATACGGTATCAGCAAAATTACGGCAGACGTATAATGAGCATTAAAACTAAAAGTTTCTCTAGATACTGATTGGCCATAGTCAGTTACATCACTCACCAACAACCAATCAGCACCATTATAATTTTCAGACGTTGTTCTGTCTGTTTGGCAACGTTTAATACCGCTGCCGGTATCCCATAAGTCGCCCACGTCGTAAGGGGTAACAGGTTGAGCTACAAAAACACGGCGCTTACCGTCAGCAGTATCTTGAGCTTTTGCAGCATTTGCTAATGCAAGGGTTACATCACTGTCGCTAACTTTTTGCCATTCGTAAGTCGTACCATTAATTAAAAATCGATAGGCATAGCCGGTATTGTTGTCGTAATACAAATCACCTAAATGGGTGTTTTTGTCGTCACCCGTGGCCCAGTCACTTGCGGGGCTGTTTGCTAACGTTGGCGCACCATCGTAAAACCAGGTGGTAATCGCTTTGTCGATTTGTGACTGTAATACCGCTTTTTCTTGGGCGTACAAGTCTTCGGTAACAAAACCGGTTATTTCAGCGTTGCTAATGCGGGGGTCTAAAAATAAAGCCTCTTTTCCGGTTATTACATCCCAGCCAACAGTAGTTTTTTCTAACGTAACTGTGATATTGGTATTTTGACTTAGAAATAAACTGTTCCCTGCGTAAAGTTTGAAGGTATGTTGCCCTCCCTCTAACCCATAAACGTCAAAAAAGTTTTCGGTTAAATCCTCTGATTTTACTATGTTTTGCTCTGCGTTTAATACGATCACACGATAAAAGGTGACGGCCGCATTATTTGCATCATCCCAAACCAACTTTCCTTGCTTTAATAGATCGTTATTTATTTTTTGAAATACAAGACCTGTTGGCGATGGGATATCGTTAGGCAAGAAAAAACTAGTATCCGTGTACTCTTCAGTTGTTTCAGTAACTGACCATGGGTAAATAGTATTTTGATGCTCAACACCTTGAAACTTAACAAGCCCAGTATCTAAATCTGGCTCGGCACTTTCAATTAAAAATGGTTTTGCAATCCAACCATTAATTTTGCTTGGGAGTGATATTACATCACCGGCCTCCCACTGAATCGTCCAAGGAAACCCAATCCATTGAGCCCTTAAATCTTGTCGGCTACGTTGAGTTATAACGTGGCCCATTTGTATTGCCTCGGCTTTATTGTCGATGGTTTCAATAGTGAACTCACCCAGCAACAATTTCCCATTATCTTCTGCTAACCACGTTTGATGTAGCGTGTCAGACTCTGGATATACAACCTCGTCCATTTCGCCAGTTAAACGGCTGCGGTACTTTATAATAACTTGGTTAAAGCGGTTGTTTTGCCCACTTCCTTCACTAGTAATACCACCAGCAAGATCGTCAGTTGTAAAAGCGTATGCAACATCTTTTTCTTTTTCGATTATGTAAGTATATTTTCCGCCGGACTCGGTTAGCGCTGCCCGAGCGCCTTTTAATAAAATTTCAACGTTTTCTTTTATCGTTTTGTCAGTATCTAGCATGACGTTACAGCTAAACAGATTTTCGGTAACTGTTTCGTTTTCTACTGTTTGACCCGTTGTTATCCATGTTCTTGATTCAGGATCCCATTCTCTAACGTAAACAGTGCGTGAGTAAGTTCGCTGTAACTCATTATAGTCAGCCTCGCTCATCATAGCTTGTGCATTCACTTCACTTGCGCTTAATCCTTTGCCGTAACGAGTGTTAAGTAAAAAATCATAAGTACATAAAGCCAAGCTATTGCTGTACTTTGTTTGCCCATCACGCAAGTCATGTACTTTTTTACCCTGATCAACATCAACAGTTATTATTGGCTCTCTCGACCACCAATCAACATTTTTGTTTTGATGTAGTCTGACATACAGATAAGCCAACCCATTTAAATCTGCAGTTGCTTTCCATAGTGATAAGTGACTGGTAAGATCTGCGCTATGCGTTTGCGTATCGCTACCTGTGTACTTTTCAATATGATAACGTTCACTGTCGATAGCTGATGCGGCGATACCATCAAAGAACACCTCACCAAAAGCCCCTATCTCACCTTCGCACACAATGCAGATAAAATGTAAGTATTCGTTTTTAGCACCGCCGGATACGTCACTACTCATTTTCAAAACTTTAATTACAGGTGCTTTGGCATACTTACCATAAATAACTGGTATTGATTGGTTTGTGCCTACTTTTTCTAGATTAAAGCCTTTCTCTTGTTTTGGTACATCAGGCACTAACCAGCCGGTTACTTTTTTCCAGATTTTAGAAAAAATACCCATTATTTTCTGCCCCACTTAATGTCGTTGTCAGCATAGGCTGCGTAATCAAAGCCAGTGTCATTTGGAAAATATCGTTGTTGGCTTGCGGGGGTTGTTCTTCTGCCTGCTTTTTGGGACCAGTTAGCAAAATCGCTTGATATTTTTTGCGTTATTGTCGCTTTCCCTTGTGATGGGTTATCTTCAACTTTTGCTGCGCCATCGATGATCATTCTTTGCATTACAATAACGTCACCAGCAACCGTGTAGTCATCATTTAAAATGGCGAGTGATATATTAACTTTTCGACTGTTTTGAGACTGCCCACGCAAAATAGCAACAAAACTAGGATCGGTAGCATCAAAAACAATGCTTGTACTGCCCACTCTAATATCAAGCGTTTGCGATAAGCTACCCATTTGCAAAAACTGACCATTCGCCAAATAAGTGTTGCCGTTATAGACAATATTGAATGGTGTATTGGTTAAGTAAACAGGAAAAGGCGTAAACTCCAAGCTGATCAGGGTTGCCCTTTTGTGATCTACTTTTAATCTGGCCAAAGTGTCAGGGTTGATTATTTTCAAGGTATTCTCTTTTTACAGAAACAAAAAAAACCAGCCATCAAACTGGTTTATTGAAGTACAAACAACGAAATTAAAAAGCTTCTATTAACTTGATTTTGATTTTCGTTGTTTTTGTTGACTCGTTTTTTATTGTCGAAACGTCACTGCTTGATCTAACGGTGAACTTAACGTTATTAACCGTAACAACTTCAGCTGTTGAAACGTTAGCTATTAAATTAGGAAAAATAGTGGCTGATGTTCCGGCAGTATCTGATATTTGATAAACCTTCGCATGACCTGCGAATTTTAAAAAATCACCAATTTCTGGCAAATAATTAGTAAAGCTAATGCTATTTTGACCCGCCGCATAAAAGATTGGTGACTGCACTTGCCCGGTAACTACGCCCAATGGTTCACTAAAGTCTGGCAGCGCTATGCTGAATTTTTTAGAAGAACCAGAAAGTGCATTAATAAACGCCCATGCTCTGCGTAATTCAGCACCTTTTAATTCACCTGTTGTTAATGAAAACCCCCAACGTTGCGCACCCGTACTTACTGCTAATGTTTTTAATGATTGGCTTTCATTTAAATATGAGGGTGCTTCGCTCATGGGCTCTGAAATCAAAAAACCTATTCCGCTCGGAAAATCCATTAAAATACTTCTCCGCGATCTGCTTTAGCGCTAACCATAATGTTATAGAGTGTTTCTTGTTGCTGCTCTAGTATGCCCGCAACTCCTGAACCATCCATAACCGTGAATGAGGGTGAATAACTAAATGATCCACCGTTATTGCCACCACCAACCTGCTCTAGTTGCGACTGATTAAATACTGAGCCACCATTACCGCCTAGCAAAAAGTTTTTACCTTCAAAGTTTAATAATTCTGGCTTGTTTTTTTCACCAACTTCAACAATTGAACGAGTGCCAACATCACCACCTTTTTCTAAACCCGCAATTGATGCAACGTTTGCGGCGGTTGAGACTGTAGCCAAACCAACCGCAGGTAAATTTAACGGGAACGGCGCACTGGCCCATGCTTTTTGAATGGCAACCCAACCATCGCCCAACGCTATTTTTAGTTGCGCTGCCTTTTCTTTTACTAAGTTTTTAATTCTGATCGCATCTTGAATTGCGGCTAATTTTTTACTATTACCTGCCTTGATGTTCAGTATTTTATCTTCGTTTGATTTTACCTTTGCCTGCTCATCTTGATGTTTTTTACTCAGATCAGCATTACCCGTATCTAAGCCATCTTTTTTATCTCCGCTAACGCCAACATCAGGTGTTTCACCTCGATTGGTGGCCACTTCTAAAGCGACAGCCTCAGCTGCTTCAAGTGACTTGCGTTTGGCTTTGGCTGCCCAAGCTACTATGCCATCGTAAGGTAACGGCTCCATTGCAAAAGTGGCTAAGTCAGTTTGAATTGTGTTCATTTGCTCGCGCATAGCACCAGCCATACCCGTGATAAATGTACTTGCTTTCGCTTCAACACCTGGTAACGAGTTTAAAAAGCTAGTTAACCCTGAGTCTAACCACTGCAAACCCTCTAAAATACCCGTTATTGCGGCGGCAGCTGCAAGTTTAACAACCTGCCAAACTGCTTTTAAACCATGGATAACGTTGGCTGTATATGCAACGGATTGCACAACAGCATTTAACGCTTTAGTGGTGAACTCACCAAAACCACCAGCCTCTAATGCTGAATTGTAAAACTCGTCAGATATGCCTTTTACATAAGGCGCTAAGCTAACCGTAATGGTGTTGCCTAACCCTGAAACAACACCAGCACTTCGGGTCATTGAGTCGTTGGCGGCTTCTACTTTTGCTGCATCAACTCTGTTAAGTGCAATACCTAACATTTCAGCTTCTTTAGCGGTTTTAAGTAACGCCTCTTCACCCATAGCCAAGGTGTTTAGCAAATCAGTGCCTTTGGCGCCAAAAAGGTCATAAGCTATTGCCACTTTATTGCCGTGGTGTTCAACCCCTTTCATCGCCTCAGATATTGCTATAAAAGCTTGGTCTGGTGACATTTTCGCAAGTTTTGTTGCATCTAAACCTAACTCTTGAATAGCATCCTTACCAACACCCATACCTTTTGCTGCATCTTGAACTTTAACGGTCATATCAAGCAAACCCTTATTAAGAGCTGTGCTTGATACACCAGTTAAATCTGCCGCATGCTGCAAACCGGCTAATGCTTGAGTTGTTATACCTAATTTGTCGGCTTGTTTTGCAAGTGCATCAATGTTCGCTGAGCTTTGTTTGTAAATAGCCCCTAAAGCAACCGCGCCAATTACGCCAATTTTCCCGAGTGATTTAACGACCGCCTGAGAATTTGCACTGACTTGTTTAGCAAAAGATTTTGATTTGCTATTCGCTTTTTTTAGCTCTTTTTGAAAGTGCGAGCTGTTACCTTTTAAGTCAATAACTAACGTTGATAATACAGACATAATTTTTTCACTTTATAGGGTTGAATGAGTATTAACAAAGTCGGTTAAACATTGATATTTGCTGCTCTATGCTTTGTTCTTTCACTTTAAAAACTGGCATAAAATCTTCAGGTTTACGGATTTCTTTAGTTGAAAAGTGCGGGCTGTTTACAATGTGTGCTTGTTGCATGGCGAAGCGTCGAGTTTCAGCACCAGCACCAAAAGGGTTAACACGATAAAAAGCTTGCCATTCGCTGAATTGATTACTCGACATTTCATCGAGCATTTGATCAACGTCTAATCGGCCCGCAGCCAAAGCGAGTTGCATTGCAAATAATCGCTCAGGCTGCGCCTTTAGTTTTTTGCTGCAGTTTCCTCTGGGTCGTCTTCATCTTCGGTTGATGAAAAAAGCACCCCGTTGAATTTTGATATTTCAACAAACGCTTTTGACGTTTCCTCAAGGCGATTATCCATTAGCATTTTAACGCTTTCAGGATCTTCAAAAACAGCAGCGCCGTTTTCCCACCTTGAAGGGAACAACGGTAAACCATGATCATCAACCATCGAAAGTGCGACAATCGCACACTGCGGAGCAACTAAGGCTAGTTCGTCATCAATTGACGCTTCAGTGTTCGAGATCATGCTCATGTATTTTATGCGCTGGCTTGCGGTCCACTGCTTAACGTTGATCATGGCACCGAACAAATGCAATGCCTTGGTTTTTAGTCCTATATGCGCAAGCAATTCTTGCGCAGAGTTTAATGGTTTAATTTTTTCTTGTTTCATTAGGGGTCTACGCTACGTTAATGGCTTTGCCATGCGGTTGAAAAGAAAACGTCTCTGTAACGTCTTCATACTGTGGCGTGGTCATGGTTATACCACTAACAAATAAAGCTAGTTGTTTTTTGGTTTGTGGATTGTCTGGCCAGTGAATTTGATAGTTAACGGGTTCTTCACTGTCAAAATCTGCATTGATTAACGCTGCAGTTTCTTGGCTTTTATCGTATCTAACTTTAAAATCAACAGGGTCGATTTTTTTCGCACCTGCATGCGCACCTTCGTAACCATCAGATCCAAACGTAGGAGGGATCACTGACATGTCGCGTGATATTTTTATATCGCCAAATTCTAAAATTTCAGCAACTTCTGTAAATACTTCTGGGTCGGCACCATCACCGCGTAGTAATTTTGCTTTATCGCCTTTCATGACAATTCCTTATAACTTAGGGTTAGTTCGAGGGTTTGTTTAAATATATGGGTTTTTTCTTCGTAACTGGGTTGTTCGCGTAAGTTGCTTATGCAATAAACGCTAGGCTCGTTATCGGTTAAGCTGTTTAAAAAAGTAACTAGTGCTTTTTTAATTTTTGCTATCTCATTGGTGGAAGCTGCCCAGTAGTCTATTTGAATGTTCGCAAGTTCATCACCAGTTACACCGCCAAAGGTTTGCTCTATATCATTATTTAGCGTTGATATTCTCACTGATGGATACAATAAATTTTTTGGTAACGTAATGGCGAATATATTAGGCACAGCTGCGGTAACGGCTGCGCTATCTCGCAACCATTGACATAATATTAATTCGATCATGAAAAACCCTTAATTGCCGTTACTTTGGTATTTTGGCTAAGCGCTTGGCTTGTTGTTGTATACGTTTTTTTAAGGCGTAACCGAAAATAGATGATGATTTTTGCCAGTTTTTTGACAATGCAAAACGAATAAATGGCTTTGCTGTTTGTTTTTCAGTACCGAACTCGGCAGCAATAGCCGCGTGAAAGTTCTTTTTATGGGTGCCAACACTAACGGTTGCACTGGTTTTCCCGTTGCCTTTACCCTTTTTAGCCCGCTTTTTAATACCTGCTTTAAGTGCGCCTTCGTTTTCTGGCGCATTTGCAACCATGTGAGTATGCACAGGCTCTGCTGCATCTTTTAGCGCAGCGACTAAAGCACGACTACCAGCAACAGCACCAAGCGAAGCTAAAGCTTTATCTAATTCAGCTAAACCTTTAATTTGTGTACTATGCGATATCATTACTGGACCTTATAGTTCGGTAATAACTAAATTCAAGCGGCGGTTAGCAAAATCAACATTGTCTAACTGGCCGATAGAAAAAAGCTTGTTGAAAATAAATATTACTTGGTCGTTTTCAAGCCTTGGATCGTAATGCGTAAACAAATTCACGGTTCTTTTGTTACCTGTGTTATTTGTTGCATCGTTTTCACTGATCACTTTATTGTCGATGCCAAAGTGATCATAAAATTCGTCTTTTGATTTTTCAGGCTGACCATCAACGGTGTAGCTAGTGATAGTTCTGATAATACCCTCGTGCTTTAAGTCACCAGGTCGAACGAGCGTTTTTTTTGAACTAGCCAACGTAAACACCACTAAACCCAGATATACAGGCTTTAAAAGCAGGGTTTTCTGATAA